TCGAGTGTGAACTCAACCCAGGCGCAGCCGGGCACAATCGCCGCCGGATCGTGGCGGAAGCGCGTTGGCACTGAAAGGCCGGACGTTCCCGAGACCACCACCAGCGAGGAGGCTATCTCAACCTCGCTGGCATCTCGCTGCCGGATGAAGAAACGGCACGGTCTGCTGCCAGATGACGCGGGGTCCACTGAAAGAAACAGCACCGAGGCGACGACATGAGAACCAAAGTCCGTGCGCGGAAAGCGGAAGGTGGTTCCCGCTGTGACTGCCGCCGCGCCACCCGTGACGGTGCGTTGCCAGTAGCCCAGTCCTTCGACGGTCTGCCCGGCAGTGGTCGCCAATGCGCCCGCGCCGATCATGTGCGTCTTGGCAGTAAAGTCCAGTTCGCCGGGCGAGAAGCGGTTCGGCTGATCCACCAGCAGGGAAGGTGCCTGTTCGATGGATGCGCGCGCTCTGGCACCAATGGCGCTGTCTACTTCGTCAAGCGTTACCACCACGCTTTGGCCGTCTTTGACCAGCGGCATCATCTCAGCGCCCGAGAGCGCAGCCACGGGGCGTGGAAGAGCAGAAATCTTAGCCATGTAATCAGGCGTCCCATTCAGGGTTGGTGTGGATATCGAAGGCGGCCAGATCGGCGGCCGGCGTTGCCTGCAGCTGTTGTTCAATGCGATTGCTGGCGGCGCGCAGCGCGTCGATCGCAGCGAAGCGTTCGGCCCCGGCCGGGCTGGGAGCACGGCTGTCGTTCAGCTGGAGCCAGGTGGGGCTGATTGCCTCGATCCGCCGGCGCGCCTCGCCCTTGATGGCAGCGATCAGCGCGACGCGGCGCTGGTCGGCCGTGGGGCCCGGTGCCAGTACCGGCCGGCCGTGGTCATTGGCGGTGATCGAACGGCCAGCTTCCTGTGCGGTCAGCAGAGCCTGATAACGCGACGGGGTGAGTTCAACCGCATCGGCGGGAATGGTGCCTTCGGGATAGCCGATGGCGTCATCGTAGAATGCACCGGTGGAGGCAGAATAGAAGATGGTCATGTCAGCGCCCCTTCGCACGCCAGCGGACGCCGACCGGGACAGCCCAGCTGCCCCAGCCACCCTGAACCTGGACGCGGAAACCGGTGGTGGTGATCGCGGCGTCGATCAGCTGGGTCCATGCATCGACGCCAGTGCTGGCGTTGGTGATCAGATCGCAGATGACGACATTGTCGCAGGCTTCGGGAAAGGCAGTGGGGAAGCTGACCGCGAAATCGCCTTCACTGGTATAGGCTGGCGCCACGCGGCCCCACATTTCAATGGTGCCGTCCGGGTTCTTGATCCAGCCTGTGCTGCCCAGTGATCGAGCGGTCGCGCGCAGAGCCGCGGGCGTAACCGCCAGATCGTTCGCCGTGCCGGCATCGAGATCCGCGCCGGCCGCAGCGGTGACGGTGATCACGCGATTGGCGGACAGATTGCCCCCACCCGTGGCGAGACCACCGCCGGTGATGGTTCGGGCCAGCAGTGCCGCCAGTGAGGCATTCACGCTGTCGATGAAGCCAGAGATACTGGCGTCGACCGTGGCGACGAACGCAGCGAGCCGGCCAGCCAGCGTCAGCGGCGTGACGATGCTGCGATCATCCGTGCCAGCTTCGACCATAGCCGGGGTAGCAATACGGGCCACCCCCTGCACAAATTCGGTCGCGGGCGGATAGAGGAAGGATGCATCCCCCATCTCGATCGCTTCAGCCACCGCACTTTCGAAGCGCACATCAAAGGCCATCAGGAAGACGGCAACCGATACCTTCCGAAAGATCGGTTCGTCCTGTGAGTAGACAGCAAACAGCGTGCCGTCGCCCAGGTAAAAGCCGATACCGGTCAGATCATAGATATCAGCGGTGCTGTCCTGGGCAGACATGTGGATGGTGAAAGGATCGACCGCCTGGCCGCCAAAGGACTCAAGCCGTTTGAATTCGCCCGGCAGGGCTTCGAGCGTCGGGGCCATGATGAAGGGCACGGAGGAGAGCCCGACCGATACGATCTGGATGGCCTCAGTCGAACCATCCTCGGCATTGATCAGGGCATCGCGACCGGCGCGCGTTATCCGTAGCGAAAGCGCCATCAGTCTTTCTCCAGCATGGCGCCGCTTTCCAAGGCCAGCGGCTCGCCGTTTTCGGTTTGAAGGAAGCTGTCCCAGACAGGATCGAGCGCGCTTTCCATGTCCGCGCTCATCTCGCTGCGGACAAAGCCGGCCGGATTGGCCACGCCGAGCAGATAGCCGGCCACTTCAGCATTGAGCCGCTGGGTCGCCTGCATATGGCTGCGCACGGGTTTGACCGCTTCGACATCGCGCAGCAGCCGGGCAACCAGCTGCTCATCATAGAGGACCGGGCTGTCCGCCGCGATCGGCAGGTCGAGCCGGAAATGGTGCGGCGGCAGCGGCGGATCTGCCTCAAACCAGTCGAGCATGCCAATGGCGGGATCGTGGCGATCGAGCGCGGCGCGCAGGGCCGCCTTGGTGCCCTTAACGCGGGCAAGCGGGATGGCCTGCCGGATTGCTTCGCGCTGGTCGGCCTCGCTCCAGTCGTCGGACCAATTGTCGACCGAAAGCCCCCAGGCGAGCCATGGCAGATAGGCCACCGGGCAATCGTCTGGCGACCAGACCGATCGGACCGGTACCGGAATATCCAGCATGTCGATCGCCACCCGCTCAAGCGCGCGCTCGAGCTCGGTCGACCGGGGCGGAAGGATGGTGGCGCTGTTCATTCTGCCACCCCGGCATGGGTCAGCGTGATGCCGGTGCAGTTTGACGCCTGATAGCGGGCAATGACGATGTCGTTCGCTGGAGACGCCAACGCGACATTCTGGACGCCAGGCACATGCAGGGCACCGTAAATCCCCGAAAGAGTGATGTCGCGGCCGAGCCGGTGGTTGTCGGCGGCGTAGGCGTTAATGCGCCGCTGCGCCTCGGCCAGCACGATCGACGCATCGGGGCCGGCATAGGTGGTGATGGCCGCCTCGATCGCGAAGGTGACGATCTCAGCCGAGCGCGGGATCACGTGATCGGTCAGCGGGCGGCGGGTTTCATCGGAAAGATAGGCTTCGACCGTGTCGATCAGTTCCGGCGGTGCTTCGCCGGTACCGCTGCGCGACAGGATCGGAACGATCACGTCACCGGGCCAGTCGGCAGCATCGAGGGCGGCCGACATGGCATCAACCACCACAGCATCGACATTGTGATCGGCCAGCACGGCCATGACCAAGGCGCGGATATCGTCCGGCTTGGGGCTGTAGGCATCGGCATCGAGCACATCGGCATCGGCGGACAGCGCATGGCTGACATAGGCGCCGCGCGGGCCGGCGACCGAAAAGCTTTCGGGCGCCAGGACCATGCGGCGGCGGAAATCATCATCGCTTTCCCTGACAGCGGGTGTGCCGGTGGCAGGATCGGCCGGGGTGATGGTCTTGCGGGTGGCGCCGACCAGCGCCGCGATCTGGTCAAGGTCCGCACTGACTGCAAACGCCGGCATCACACCATGGGTGGCATCATTGACGCGCTGGCGGTGCTGCTGCGCGCGATAGGCGATATCCTGCAGCACCTTTGCCGCCGGGTCGCTGTCGCGCAGCACATGGTCAGGCAGCTGCGCCTTCAGCCGCGCTACCGCTTCCGCGTAGAGCGTCTCAAAATCGAGCGTCTCGACGATATCCGGGGGCGGAAGTCGAGAGAGATCAACAGCGGTGAAGGTTGCGTCGGACATGGCTGGGCCATGTCGGTTGATGCGGTGTCAGATTGCTATGGGGGGCATTTGGACAAAGAGCGATCCAAATGCTGGAAGCAAAAAAGAAACCTGCCTAAAATTCTCCAACCTCAATCCATTCGATATCCTCTATGTGGTACTTTCGAGATATTTCTTGTAGCGCCTCTCTATCTAACGACCCTTTTCCGTCAAGACATTGCAATATGCTAATAAACTTGTGCGAAAAATCACCGCTGTCCCTTATGCTAAAAACGTCGTTGATAGAATCATTCAAGCATGAGGCGTCAGCATCTTGAATGATCAACCTAACTCCGTGAGTGTTTTCAAGATCATCATCTTCCTCTATCAGCAATTCAATCGCTCTTTTTACAAGTGATTTATGCGGTTTTTTGTGAATTTTCGTCAGGGATCCGTAGACTTCGTAATCAGCCGAGGTTAGCTTGCCAACTTCTTGCTCAGCCACGTCTCTGGTACAGTTTATTTGCAAGGCACGGTGTATCGTCGACAATTTAGCAGCGAGTTCTGGCTTCTTTACAAATTGTCTCAATGGTGGCCGGCACCCGTCATCCAGAGCATCAGCAATATGCGGCGACCGGAGAGCTAAAATGGCTCCAACCGCAACTGCAAGATCTTCTGAAGATTGGAGCAATTTAGAAACATTCTTGCAATACCTTGGGCCTGCAATGCTAGGGGCCATATCAACAAAAACTTCGACTGCGCTGGCGGCGGAAAATTTCAGATGATACGGACTTCCCCTTGTGGAAATCCCGAATACCACCTCATCTATGAATGAATTGATTAAGCTACTTCTGGCGCTTTTTAAAGGTGATGATTCAAGCTTAATTTGAATTTCAGATCGTTTTTCAGGAAAATACTTAGAATTGATCATAGCCTCAAGAGACCTTAAGGCAGCTTTCCCTTGCTTTGGCTCCTGAGAAAGGACCAGGTCTATTGCGCTCCGAAGGTGAAGCCGTGCAACCTCCGCAGAGGGGTGGTAAGGCTCTTCGCTGAGCAGAAATGTCGGATGCGCACATCTGTTTCGGTCTGTTATTAAGCGAGCAATATCGTCGTATTCGATTGTGCCGAAGAACTCGAATTTATCGCGAAAAAGGACTGGCAACCCCCTCTCGAAAGCTAGCAAGCTTGCAATGGCGGAGGGATCTCCTTGTAGCTGCCTCTGCTGAAGCTTTTCCAACTCAGCTATCCGAGCCTTCGCCTCCGCATCGTCAACGGCCGCCAACGACCTCAACTTTGCAATAAGATCAAAACAGACAGCGATATAAGTTGCTACAATAGCTGAACGATAGGCACCCGCCTCGTAGCAGCGAATTGCGTCCTTTATGTGCGATCGTGAATCGTTATCAGTACACCTCAGCACCAACTCATCGAAGCTAGCCAGCATTTAACCTTGCCCCTAAAATCTAACCGATTACTGATAGCTGCAAAAAATTATCCAACTCGGTTAATTAAGAAAAAGCAACGAGAAATGTCTATGGGATTTTCCTATCCGTAAACGCAATTCCAAAATTGCCAAGCTGGTCAGTTGGACTCTCGGATGTTTAAGCCGGAACGACGTTCAGCTTGAATTCGGATTCATCGATTTCTGCACGGTACAGAAGCAGCCTCGGCTTTTTGGCGACCAAAGACCTCACAAACTGCTCGTCATCACTAGATATTTTAGCGCCCAATATTACGGATTTGAGCTGATCGGGCGGGAATGCCCGTAAACCTGCCCCTCCATCCCAATCAATCATCCGATGCTCACGCTCGTAACTCCAATGGGCGCTTTTCACGCACAATGCTTGAATAGCACTTTCCTCTTTATCGAAAGAAGTTAAGTTAACCTGGGGCCTTTCATCCTGATACTCGACAGGAAAACCGAACCATCCAATATCAATATCGGCAATCTCTTGGAAACCCAGACACACACCCCTGTGGCAATTTCCGTAGTGCCCCCACATAAGAGGATGATCTGGTATTTCGGAAAAGCATGTTACCGCGGTGTTCGATATCCATCTTTCCCATTGTGCACAAAGATCCGCCTCCATCTGCTTCGGAGGCACTTTTGCCATTTTTTGGGCCTCGGCTCTGCGATAGCGTCGAGGGCTATTCGGATGCGTCTGTTTGGCGACCCGCCGATAAAACCGACGACGTTCATCGTCGCTTTTTCCAAAATTTAGCACCGGGATACAGTCGAACGGATCATTGAATGAATCCGGGCTTGCCCAGTAAATCTGGTTTTTTATCACGGCTTGCTCAACGGCGAGCTTTCCAACATCCCGGGAAAGATTAACGTATTTGAAAAGTTCAACACATTGACTGTCGCGCATTGCTATTTCAAAAATCAAATTGAAGTCAAAGTCAATGATCGGGCGTAGTGGAACTCGACTTACACTGCGTCGATATGCGCGAACAGCAGATCGAGCAGCATTTCCCGATCGGCCGGCGTGGCACCGAGCAGTTCACGCTGCGGATACCGCACAGCCTCCGCGCGGAGTGACGGCTTATCCCGCAGCCCGCGCTGGTGAACCTCCGCGATCTGGGATGCTTTGCCGGTAAAACCCACCCATGCGCCCTGATCATCGACCCCGGCACGCAGGAACCGCGCCGAGGCAAGACGCCGGAACATCGCCCGCCGCCGCAGGCTGCTGCGCCGCCGCAAACGTCCGGTGCCGCTGTTCTTGTGTTCGTCCGGTACCGGAAGCCACTTCACGATCTTGTTGAAATCGAAGGACCGGATCGCGCCAGCCTCGATATCAAAGCCGGTCATCATCTGGCCGGTCGCCCAGGTGAAGCTTTTCATGATCACCCGGCGGGGCTCGCCGCCACCGCCAGAAGGATAGAGGAAACAGGCCGCGCCGCGTGATTGCAGCGGCGGCTGTTTGTCTTTGCGTGGTTCGAAAGGCGTGCCGTCTGGCGCGCGCTGGGCGGCAATGCGGCTGCGCTGGCTGCGCGCCAGGGCGATTCCCATGCTGCGCAGGATACGGCGCTGTTCGCCGGGAGAGAGATTACGCAGGATCGCGCCGGCAATTCGCTCGACCTCGGCGAGCTCATCCCTCACGGATTGCCGCCGATCAGCGGTTCTTCTCCGATGACCAGATCAGAGAAGCGGGCGGCCACGCCCAAAAAAGCATGGCCATAGTCCGGTTCCGGCGGATGCTGGACATCATAGCCACTGCCATCTGCGCGTGCGGTAACGATCACGGCTTCGGTCAATTCGAGGCTGATCAGCACATCGGAGGTTTCGCTGTCGAGCAATTCGGCTTCGAAGGAAAAGGGCGCGCTGTCCCGTCGGCGCAGCAGCTGGGGCTGCTCTTTCTCTATCCATGCAAACAGCGGGACCATGATGCGGTCAGCCGTGCCGGCGAAGGACCAGATGCCGACCTTGAGGGTGTAGAGATATTCGAAAGACAGCGATTCCGACTGACGGGCACGCGTGCTGCCGGCATCCACCCAGATCTCCAAGCGATCCGGGTGGGTTTTCAGATCCGGCAGGGCGGCGGTGAGCCAGCGCCGCAGGCTGTCAGCCTTGCGCATCAGTCGGTAACCTTGCCGGCCATCCCGGCAGACTGTGCCAGCAGGGTTTCGGCCTGCAGCGCAATCAGCGTGGCGCGGATCTGGCCCGCGACATCATAGAGGTTAAGCAGGCTGGCATGGGCCTGCTCACCCGTCATTTGGCCGGTCATCTCGCCCGCGCTAGTGCGGAGGACTTGCGGCAGCGGCGGCGGCGGTACCAGCAAAGCCGGGGAGACTTTCGCCGTTGGCGGCAGCGGCTGCACGGTCGAGCAGGCCGACGCCATCAGCATCAATGCAAACATTGCGATAGACCGGGCGATCAATGATCGACTGCGTTTCACGGTAAATCTCCCTGACGGTGTCTTGCCGGGCATATTCGGCGGATTGGTAGCGGGCGGTGGCCGCATCGATCTGCGCCTGAAGGGCGCGTTGCTCGAGTTCGTGCTTCGCCTTGGTCTTGGCGAATTCGGCCTGTTCATGGGCCTGCCCGGAATCGAAGCCTTGGATAAAACCGTAGGTCGCACCGCCCACGATGAGCAGGATGGCGATGAGAAACCGTTGCCAACCGCTCATTTCAGCAGCCCCTTAAAATAGCTTTTCCGGGCATAGGTCAGCACGTCGCGGCGCAAACGGCCGGTGCGGTAGCTGGCGTGGATCCAGCCCGAATTGGGATCACCGCGGACGTAGTTTTCAAGGATCAGCTGATCGAACGGCAGATTGTCGCGGATGAAGCTGGCCACGGTGAAGTTGTCGACGCCGGGGACCTCGAAATCGCCTGCCTCGCCCCGCGCATGCTGGCTGGTCGAGGCCGAGCCAATGGCAACGCACAGCTGGGGCGAACGAAAGCCCGAAGTGATGCGGACCGGGCGGCCAAAATGGGCCCGCAGCGGTTCCAGCACCTGGACGCACAGCGTGCGCAGGCTGGCGATCTGCGCCTCATCAGGCACGTTGCGGATCTTGAGCCGGGTGGCGGTGTCCGACCGGGTGAATTCGGCCAGGGAGAAATGCGGCGACAGCTGCATGGTCAGTCGTCCTTCTGGTGGGGCAGGAAGTGGTCAGCGATGCGGGGCGGAAGGCTGGCGAGCGTGTCGATCGCGGCCCGGGCAATGCGCGGCGTGGCGTCATAGGCCAGCATGGCGATGGCAAAGGCGATCGACTGGACGATAAAGCCCGACCAATCGGTAATGTGGACGATCGCGGCCGTGGCGTAATAGCTGACCGCCGAACCGACCAACCATTGCAGGAAGCGCTGGCCCCAAGGCACATTGGGCTTCCATGCCTGGGCAACGGCCGAGCCGATCAGGCTGGGCATCAGCGAGCCAATGCCGGTGGCCACGGCATCAAGCCCGGCGGTGACGCATTCGCGCAGATCCATAGTCAGAGGCTCCAAAGCTGGATGATGTTGAGGGTGCGCGGTTCCTGCGCATTGGCCGCCCGGGCCGGGACAATGACAGGCGTGCCGAGCGGTAGAATCGTTCCGAGATCGGCAAGGCCGGGATTGGCGGCGAGCACCGGGCCGATATGCTCCGGCCCAAGCCCGGCTTCGCGCCAGATCAGCTGATCGAGCGTGTCCCCGGCCATTGCAGTCAGCTGCAGCCGGGCCATCAGATCAGATCCACGGTGGTGCGGCTGCGGCCCTGCAGATCGCGCATGGCGTGCTGGGCATCGCGGTGCAGCTGATCGAGCGAGGTTTCGAGCTCATCAGCCTGGGCGCCACCGGCGCCCGTCGTGTCATAGTCGCGCTGCCGTTCGATCAGTTCAGCCTTGGCATAGAGCGCGACGGCGCGGTGATAGAGGATCACCTTGACGCTTTGCCCGTCCAGCTGCGGCCCAGGCATATCTGCCAGACTGGCGCTGCCGGCGGCGATGGCATCAGCGCGGAAATCGACCAGATCGATGCCGCAGGTCAGCATGGCGCCGATGATCGCCGCGCGCAGGCGTGCCGGCGTGGTGCTGGTCGGGATGCGCTGTTCAGCGCGTACCACGGCAGGGTCAATGTCAGGGAAGAAGCCATCATTGGTGACGATGGTTTCGACAGGTGCCGGCGCATCGACATCGGACGCCGGAGGCAGAGCCACGAAGGTCATGTGCGCGTGTCCTTAAATCCTGCAGGGGTGAGGATCGGGTTCGATGGCGGCCCTGCGACCCGAAGGTCTCCCGCATCGCACGATCCGCCCCTGGCGCCGGGGGCGAGATGATCAGGCGGCAGCACCGTTCTGGTCTGGGGCGCCTTGTTCGGTGGGCGGCGTTACGGCCGCCAGCAATTTGGTTGCGCGCTTGATGCGGTCTTTCACGCCGGCGCGGGGGTTGAGCCGCTGGGCTTCGGTCAGGCTGAGAAGTGCCGCTGCCAGGCCGGCGCGGCTTTCCTCTGCCGGCAGAAGTTCCGCCATATCCAGCTGAACAACGCCGGTGGCCTTGTGCAGCTTGGCGCGGACCTCATCATGCAGGTCGATGCCGTCGACCAGAGTGGCCGTGCGATCGAGAAATTCGATCGGGAAAGCCTCATTGGCATTGAAGCGGCGCAAGGCGGCGTCGGCGATTTCCTCGGCGATCACGGTCGCGGTGTCGCGCTGGTACCGGCCCGGCATTTCGACGCGGTGCCGCAGCAGGAATTCGCCCAGTACAAGTGCGCCGTCGAAGTCGCCGGTGTCGATCAGCCAGACCATCACTGTCGGTGCGACTTCGGCGGCAACGCCGGTCCCGACGCCGCGATCGGCTTCGAGCAGCCCCAAGATCCAGCTGCGATATTCGGGCAGCATTTTGCGCTTGGCGGCGATCTTGTTGTCGATCGAGCGGGTTTCTTTCAGCTGGCGCAGATCATGCGTCAGCCGCAGAGCGATCTGCCGGGCGGCAATGTCTGCGGGGGATGCGGTGCGGGTATTGTCCGCCCCCGCTGCCGGAGGAGAAACAGCAGCGGGGGCGGCAACCGCTCCACCATGGAGAGCGGACGCGGCGGTCTGGGCAGCAAGGATGCGATCCCGGTGTCGGCGAGCAAGGCTCATGCGCGTGTCCTGTCAGGTGGAGCGGAAAGGCTGGATGGGCGCGCCGGTCAGGCCGGCTTCTTGCCCATCACGATGTTTTCGATCAGCGCGGCGCGGCCATAATCTTCGACCACGTAATCCTCGTTGACGGATTCGTAGTTTTCGATCTGGTCGAGCGCCGGTTCATCCTTGATCTGCCGGCGGCGGGTTTCTTCCTGCCAATAGATGGCGAGGTTATCCAAGCTGGTGATCAGCATGCTGGTTTCCGGGAAGAACGGCACAATCACCGCGCGCTTGCCGGCCATCTGCTTGGGCAGCGTCAGGATACGGTGCGCAGCTTCCCGCTCGGTGGCCGTGTCGCCCGCTTCCTGCAGCAGGTTGAGATATTTGTCCTTCACCAGCTTCCAGCCAACGATGACCACCAGATCGGTATCGCCCCGATGCCAGGGATCGAGCAGATCCAGCGCATCAAAGGCCAGCGCGTCGAGATTGGCATAATCGGCTTCGGCGGTATCCACATTGGTGGCATCGCCATCGACAACTTCGACGCCCGCAGCGACATAGATCGCTTCGGTGCCAGGGCTGGTCAGCGCACCGTCTTCCAAACAGCGTTCGGGCGCGTTCTCGCGGATCTTGTGCAGCCAGCCTTCATTGACGTCCTGCAGCAGCGGGTTGGCAACGCGATCGGTCTGCGGGGCGGCCGAGGTGCCGTTGAAACCGATCATGATACGGTCTCGGCCCTGCTGTTTCAGGATCGCATCGCGCAGCAGCTGCTGGAAATTCGGCTTGTGGCGCCAGGCATCAAGCTTGGCGTAGGGAATGGCGTGATCGAAATTGGTCTGGCGGCAGAAATAGGTGCCGTTGTCGCTGCTGTCGGTCGGATCAGTTGGGGTGCGACGGTTGCCCGCAGCGGTGTTGGTGCGGCCGGCCAGCGGGCGCGTGGTGCCGATGCCGACCTTCTGGCCAGTCTGAGCCGGGACCGGAACGATGCTGACCAGCTGAAGGAATTCGCTCGATTCCTGGATCTTTTCTTCCAGCGTCTGCTCGACGGTGGGAGCAACGCTGAATTTAACGGCAGCGTCTGGCACGGCATTGAGCAGTGCGATCTGGCTCACGTAGGAATTGAACAGCTTTCGGGTTTCGTTACGCATGGGATGCTCCTGAAGGAGTAAGTCTGGCCTGGGCGGGGGCGATGAGCTGGATCAGCAGTCGGTGAGGTGCGCGGCGTTGCCGCCACCACCGGTGGCGGGCTGGCGGCGGAAGGTCTGTGGATCTTCGGTGGTCTCCAGCTGGGCCTTGAGCGCGGCGTGGTCGGCCTGCAGGGCGGCGACGGCATCGTTGAATGGCTTGACCGCTGCGGTGACCTGATCGCCAATGGCGGCCGTGAAGGCTGCGACATCAAAGGGGTTGTCGTTCGCAGCCACCGGCGGCGTCACAGGTTCCTTGTTGTCCTGCTTGGTGAACATGGTCGCGACGCTGGCGAAGCCATTCCTGATTGCATCGGCAATGCCACCGGCATCAGCCGCTTCCAGTTCGAAATTGGCTTCAATCGCTTCGGAAAACAGATTGTCCGGATGCTGTTTGCGCGCGTCGAACATGGGCTTGAATGCGCTGAAATTGAGGGCTTCGGTGCCAAGGCTCGCCGGGTTGTCGGTAACAGCCAGGCCAACCATGCCGACCTTGCCGGTGCCGGCGAAATCGGGTGAAATTTCGAGCGAGGTGAACATCTTCTGCCCCTTCTTGCGAATGGCGAGCAGCTGTTCGTTCGGGTCGATCTGGGCATAGAGCGCGCGCAGTCGCTTCGTCTGACCGTCGATCACCAGTTCGTCATGCTGGGCGCGGACGGCGGTGACACTGCCATAGGAATTGAACGGCGGTTCAGGGCTGTAGCCCCGGATATGTTCGCAATTGATGCGCGGCGTGTAGGTTTCAGCGTTGAAGGTGGCGACGATGTCATCGATCCACGCGGCTTCGATCTTGCGGCCATCGCTGGCAGTGAAGCCTTCGACAAAGACGCGGAAAAATTTGCTCTTGGCCATGGTCGGTTCCGGTTCCCGTGGTTGATGCCCGGCACGCGCCGGCTGTGATGCAGCCGAAAAGGGGCTGATCGCCGGCCTTTCTCAAGGCCATCCATCGGGACAGGCAGCGGGCCAAATGCACCGCGCTGATTGCGTGCTTTTGGCTGGGCATGGTCCGATGGATGGCCACTCCACTTCCCAACCTGCCGGGCTCGGCGCAGCCCGGCGCGCCCGCTGCGCGATGGCAGTTCGATCCGCGCCGCCATGCGCGCAGCCTTTATTGGCGGGGGTGGGGCATCACCCAGATCGCGGACGAATTCGCGCTGCACGGTGTGGCCAACGACAATGGCAAGCCATTCCCCCGTGCCACGATCGAAAGCTGGAAACAGCGCGACAAATGGGATGATGCGCCCTCAATCGCCAAGATCGAGGGTGGGCTGGAGATCCGCCTCCTCACCCTGATCGCGAAGGAAAAGAAGACCAGCGCCGACCTGGTCGAAATGGATGCGCTATCGCGCCAGATCGAAAGTCTGGCCCGCGTCCGCCGCTTTCAGGAACCGGGCGGGCATGCCGGCGATCTGAACGAGAAGGTCAACAACCGGAACGCCGGGCCGCGCAAGAAGCCGAAGAAGAACCATTTCACCGCCGAGCAGGCGGCCGAGCTCAAACAGATCTTCATCGAAGGCCTGTATGATTATCAGGCGCTGTGGTGGGAAAATTGCAGCCGCCGCACGCGGATGATCCTGAAGTCGCGCCAGATCGGCGCGACCTATTATTTCGCCTTCGAAGCGCTGATCGACGCGATCGAGACCGGTCGCAACCAGATCTTCCTGTCAGCCTCCAAAGCCCAGGCGCATCAGTTCCGGTCCTATATCGTCAGCTTCGCCAAGCTGGTCGGCGTGGCCCTGACCGGCGACCCGATGCTGATCACATCGGATCTGCGCCCGGAGGAAGAGGCAGCGGCCGAGCTTCACTTCCTCGGCACCAATTTCCGCACCGCGCAGGGCCGGCACGGCAATTTCTATTTCGACGAGTTCTTCTGGGTCCATTCGTTCGAGGAATTGAACAAGGTCGCCAGCGGCATGGCGACGCACAAGAAGTGGCGCAAAACCTACTTCTCGACGCCGAGCACGATTGCGCATCCGGCCTATCCCTATTGGACAGGCGAACGGCGCAACCGGCGCCGGCGCAAAGAAGACCGCGTCGATATCGATGTCAGCCATGCCGCGCTGAAACAGGGCAGCGAAGGTCCGGACAGGATCTGGCGCCATATCGTCACGGTGCTCGATGCCGAGGCCGGTGGCTGCGACCTGTTCGATATCGAGGAATTGAAGGATGAATATGCGCCCGACGAATTCGCCAATCTGTTCCTGTGCGAGTTCGTCGATGACACGCTGTCAGCGTTCAAATTCAACGACCTGATCGCCTGCGGCTGCGACAGCCTGATCGAATGGACGGATTTCGATCTGGAGGCGGCGCGCCCCTATGGATCGCGGCCAGTCTGGGCAGGCTATGATCCGCAGGAAAGCGAGGATGGCGACAATGCCGCGCTGGTGATCGCCGCGCCGCCGACCAGCGAAGGCGGCACCTTCCGCATTCTCGAGCGGCATCAGCTGCGCGGGCTCGATTTTGAGCAGCAGGCCGAATTCATCAAAGCGGTGTTGAGCCGCTATAACTGCACCTACCTGGGCATCGATGCCAAGGGCGTCGGCGCCGGCGTCTATCAGCTGCTGGCCAAGGCTGGCGCCATGCCGGGCTGCAGCGTGGCGAAGATCGAATATTCGCTCGAGCTCAAAGCGCAGATGATCATGAAGGCGCAGAACGTGATCCGGCGCGGCCGGTTCGCTTTCGATGCGTCCTATCTCGATATCGTCAGCGCCTTTGTCTCGATCAAGAAAACGCTGACCACCAGCGGCCGGAACGTCACCTTCAAGGCTGGGCGCGGCGGCAATGACGGCCACGCAGATCTCGCCTGGTCGACCATGCACATCCTCATGAATGAACCGCTCGACGGCAAAGCCAAGCCGGTCGGCACACTGGAGATTGTCGAATGAGCAAACGCAACAGCGCCCGCCGCATGAACCGTCAGGAATCGGCCGAAGCGCGGCAAGGCGCGATCGTCGCAGCGAATGACAACCGCAGCGGCGTGGCCGCGTTCTCTTTTGGCGATCCGGAACCCGTGCTGTCTCGCGCCACCATTCTCGACATGCTGGAGTGTTACGACAACGGCCGGTGGTATGAGCCGCCGATTTCGCTCGATGGTCTGGCGCGGGCGTTCAAGGCATCGCCGCATCACAGCAGCGCGATCTGGCTGAAGCGCAACATGCTGGCCGCCAGTTTCGAGCCGACGCCGTTTCTCAGCCGCAGCACCTTTTCCAGCATGGTGCTGGACTATCTCGTTTTCGGAAACTGCTATGTGCAAGAGATCCGCAACCGCCTGGGCGGGTTGATGCGTCTGGATCATAGCCTTGCCAAATACACCCGGCCGGGCGTGGAGCCGGGGCATTTCTGGTGGGTGCCGGATTACAAAAACGAGCGGGAATTTGAACCGGGCACGGTCCACCAGCTGCGCGCGGCCGATATCAATCAGGAAATCTATGGCCTGCCGGAATATCTCTCCGCGTTGCAGTCAGCCCTGCTGAACGAAAACGCCACACTGTTCCGTCGCCGCTATTTCGAGAATGGCAGTCACGCGGGCTATATCCTGTCGGCCAACGGTGAATTTTCCGATGGCGATATCGACAAGATGCGCGATGCGCTGAAGCGCTCAAAGGGACCGGGCAACTTCCGCAATCTGTTCGTCCATTCCCCCAACGGGAAAGAGAACGGCATCAAGATCATCCCGATCGCCGAAGTCGGCGCGAAAGATGAATTTCTCGGCATCAAAAACACCACCCGCGATGATGTGCTCGCCGCCCACCGCGTGCCGCCCCAGCTGCTCGGTATCGTGCCGACCAATGCCGGCGGCTTCGGCAATGTTACCGACGCGCTTGATGCGTTTTTCGAATTGGAGATGGAGCCGCTGCAGGCGGTGTTTCTTGAGTTGAATGAGAAGGTGGTCGCGGAAGTTGTGCGGTTCCGGGAACGGGTGAAGCCGGCGGCCTGACGGCGCCCGCCATGGCTTTAATGCGGCAGTCCAGTGTCGCAATGAAATGCCTGGGGGCGCACCTTATACACTCGCTTGATCCCCAGCCTCTGTGCATATTCATGGAGACTGGCCCTGGCCAAAATCTTTGACGCCACGATTGGGCCGTAAAAATAAAACCCGGAACGGCGCAGCAAGAAATTAAACTTCGCATCGAAATGTTCTATGGATGCTACCGCCTCGCCATCGGGCACTTCCTGAAGGCTGGAAACATATACCATATCCAATATTCGTGGGGCCTTATGTGCCATTGGAGATCACCCCCACGGTGAAGCAAATGAGGTTGCCGGTGAACTGGTAGCAACTTCCCACATGGGTTAGCCCGAGAGGGAAGCGTGACGGGTTCAAGACGACAACTGCTTGTCAGATGACCTACGGTAATTCTTAATCTGCGTTACCCGAAGCCCAGGCAAGCCAGCGCGCTCAACCAACCGCTGCCAACTGACGAACTCCTCCCGCGATAAACCGTATCGCGCAAGTGCTTCATCGACTGAGAGCAGGCCACCATTAACGGCATACACAACCTGGGCCTTCCGGGCCGGGACCCACCGGGATGTATTTCTGGCAGGGATCGTTGCCATGGAAAGCCGCTCACCATGCGGTCCCATTACGGCAACTGGCTTGCCCGGTTGAACGCTGGACATATTCTCTCCATCGGTTTGATTGGCGAAATTTGACCAGAACAGGTTAATAAAATGTAACGCAATTCAGTTAACCGAGCAGGTAATTATACTGAGTGCCGGAAATCGAAAGGTCGAACTAACCTTTTTAAATTCAGATATTTATTTCCAATTTCCTGGAAGTGACGCTGCGCAAGACGATACATCTTGTGACAAAGTTCGTTACAAATTCGATTGACGCAGCATCGGCAGAAGATAATTGGGTAATAAGGGATGATATCCCCGCCCGAACACGCCCTGCCCGCCTGGGATTATTAGCGGCGACCTTCTCCTTTGGAGCCGGCTGACTAGCTGAATGATAAAGGCGCTTCTGCTTGCGATCGTAGCTTTCGCATCCTCGGCGGTGTTGTCCTGCCTGGTGTGGGGTGCTTATCGCACCGACGAGTGGGATGGCTGGCACCGTCAAGCAGACCCGATCATATTCTGGGTTCATGTACTGACGCGATTGTTGGTCGCGATCTGCAGCGGCGGCATAGGCGTGGTGCTGACCTACCGCGCCATTAACGGAGCTTGACGACAGCCCGGCCCCTCGCAACCTTGATATGCAGGCTCACTCTGGAGTGTCTGAAACGCTTTCAGAAGGTAGCGGACAACACGCTCGACCTCACTCGCCGTTCGCGCCAGAGCGGGACGTTTTGCGACGTTCGTCAGCATGAATCTTGGGGTTGAATAATACCCATTCGTTTCCGTCACGAATGATGGAGTGGCCGCATCTCAGGCAGGTCGATCGATAGTTTAAACCATCGTCCCATACGCGCCCCCGGTCCGTACGGTGGCTTAAAAACGAGCAGGCTGCCCTCAAAACCATGTCATGCGCCCTTTGGATGGTTTCCTATGGCTTGCGGACATGTAAGGGTTTCCCCGTAAACGCAAGATGTAAATTATATGTTACATTTACCAAGAATGGCAAGATTTTAGTAACTTTTCCCGGCGAGCCTCAGGTCGTTCCCGATTATCGGAGAGAGGTATGTCGAGTTTTGGGCCGGACCGGTTTCGCCCGCTGATGGGTCCGCACATAAAGAGATTATTGCGGACTTCCCCTCGATCGGAAAAGCGTATCGTTCGCCTTCCACCGACGGAAATCGACACGGGCTTCGCGCGACTAAAACGCAGCGCTCTCGAAATTCGATTGATGGGATGCTGAGTTATCAAATCTGGTGAAAGCCGCGAAATCCGCGGCGTGAAATGCTCGTCCAGATCTTGGCTGCGCCAGGCGTTCTGCGCGTGTTGCCCATTGGCGGGGCTTCGATCGAAACATTCCAGGGCTTCCATTCCTTGCGGGGAGTTGGAGGGGGAGGATACAACACCGAAGGATTGTACTGCCGATATCGGAGGTTACAGTGCCTCTCGGACCGATGAAACCCGGACCGACCCTCCATCATAGATGGCCCCCCAAATAGGCCGCCAGCTAATCTGCTGACCGCTGTCAGCTAATGCGCCAGCGTTACCATCCCGCTGACGTGGCCCACGGTTATGAAGTCGGTATTTCTACTGCCTCAACTTTGAGCACGCTGTCGCCTGTGATGCCACCGGAAAGGCACACGAAACCACCGGTCCCGACATTCTTGAGCGCTTGTTCCTGGTCAACTGAGCTGGCGATGATCGCCAGTTTATCCTCGCTTTTGAGGTTCTCTCGAATCCCCGAAGTACCGTCCAGATAGCCACAGGCACGCACCTGCTTGTCTATGAACCGTCCCGGGGCGGTGAAGATCGCGTCTTCCCAACCCGTGCCATCTGTCTGGCAGCCGGCGAGGGACATGGTCGTTGCGATTATGATCAGATATTTACGCATTTGGGAGCGATGGAGAATATCAGGGTGCTTCGCAACAGCGTTTGATTGAGCGCTGAACTGAACACCGCGCGTGAAGGGAGCGTATAATCAGGCGTTGCCCCGATCTGTTCAGGATGCAGTTTGCGGGCGGAACGGCGCCGATCGTGACAACCCGTGCCGTTCCTGACCGCTAAGCACGAGGGCTCGGGCTAGACCGGCTACCAGCACGCTAGCTTACGCCTTTGTAGATTGTAACAGAAATCAGCTGCCTTCGTCGTAAGCTAAGGCTGGCAGCAAAGGCGGAACGGCACATCTTTGCGGTAAATGCCGTTCCTGACCGTATCTGATGAAAGACATCCAACTTGGCTGGCGCCCCGGTAGCCCCGGATCGGGCCATGAACAAGCCCTTCATTTTGCGGCAGGTTATAGTCTGAGGTGCGGAACGACGCGGCGGATGCATTAACCGCGCCGTTCCTGACCTGAATCGACCTAAGGCAAGAGCGACTTCGGCTTCATATCCCTTACCCATCTGTCGGAGTTTTGGGTAACGAAAGCTCTTCTCATCGGGCAAGCTGACCGCTCCAGCATTGATCAACCGCCAACGCGTTTACCATTTCCCTACACCATCTCCTCGGCTATGCGGCGCGCAGCCACATGGGTTCTCGCTTGGGTTCGTGAGGTTAGGGACGGCGTCGAAGGTGAAGGGTCAACGTCGTTCCGCCTTTTCCCGCAGCTTGGCTGTTGAGTTGGCGGTATCCCGATGATGCTGCATGTGCGAAGGTGCGCACATGTCCGTCAAGAATGTCGCCCGTGTGGTTTTCCTTCTCGCGATCTTCACCGCTACGTTCCTGGCGCTGGTTCCAGGTCCGCTAGGCCGGATCATTGAGTCCAGCGCATTGCGCCATTCCCTCGCGTTCCTGGTGTTGCCCATACTCGCCGGCCTGGGCTGGCCATCGATTGGCTACAGGTGGCTGTGGCTTGGTTTTGCGACCTTCGGCGGCATGATTGAACTCGCCCAATGGATGATGGGTATGGGGCGCTCAGGCAATTTGACAGATCTGCTGGTGGATTGTGTGGCGATCGCCGCAGCCCTTATCGCGCTTCATCAGATTAGGCAGATCCAGGACCGCTCTAGGGTTTGATCAGGTTGGGCCAACTCGCTGCCCCTAACCCAACGAGCTTGATAAGATCAGCGCCAAGAGCGCTATACAAAACAGGATAGCCGTCGGCATCGCTGCTTCTTGAAGGAAATGGAGCATCGGCAATCTCTTGTGTCAGCAGGCAAACGACGCTGGTCTGTTTGAACGAATAGCCCCCAATCGCTTGACTATCGCAACAAGGTAGCGACGAATTGATCGATAATTGAGATCACCTCTCTGAGCCGTGTCGCGGCCTCGCCCTTGATCGAACAACATGATGCAGTTCAACGACATCCGTCTGGCCGAAAGCGCCTGCCGATCACCAACCGCCGCGACCGATGACCATCCCTGCAGCGTCAGCGCCGCTGCCCCTCAGCGCGCGCTTTTCCCCCCGCCTCGCCCGCGCACTTTTTATGTCGGTTTTGATGAAAATTCGCAGGCCAGCGCGCCCGGCCGTTTTCTTGCGCCTGCAGCGCAAAATCCACGCACGCCCCGT